TCTGTGTAGAGCCGTTCCTTAGCCTGTTCGAGATTGTTGAACGTGCTGGCGTCGTTGTCGATCAAAGGCAGGGGAACGCCCAGCGCAGCCGCGACATATTTGGCGGTCTCGCGCATGGTGTTTGAAAAGTCCATATCTCGCGCGGTTTGTGAAAGCGCCTGCCATTCGGCATCATCGGCCAGCATGGGGATTTCGCCAGCGTTGTCTGCGCCTTGCATTTTTGATTTGAAATACTCCCGCATACGCGCAACCATTTCGCCCGACGGATATCCGCCTTTGAACCGGATCAAGCCGGACGGGCGCGCGCTGTTTTTAAGCAGTGAATAGTTCCATCTCATACCGGCGTTGTGCGTATCGCCAGCGATAGCAGCGGCCATGAGCGGGGATTGCCCGCGCCAGTAGTCGCCGGGGTTGTACGTCTTGACGAATAGCATGTCAGACGCGCCGGTGATCTGGTCCACGTCGAACGTCGTCTTGCGGTTGTTGATCTCGTAGATGTATTGCCGGGGGATGCCGGACGGCCCCGGAATGATCCCAATATTGAGCGGCAATAGCGGCCATATTTCCGCTGGCTGACGGGGGTTGTCGGCTGTCGCTGCCATTTCACCCATTAGCATTCTGTTGACCAGCATTTCAGTCAGCCATGACTGATAAGTCGCGCCGGGGTGCGGGTTCGCCAGCAAGTCTAAGACTGGGTGCTGCTCTACGGCCTCATCGCCATTGTATAATTCGATTTGAATTGACGCCGCGCCTCTTACGATCTCGTTTACCGCTCGATAGACGATCACGTTAAGCTGATAGCCTTCGGTAATGTATGACTGCGCTTTATCTTTGCGCGCCCATGAAGGCCCTCCGCCAATCATTAATGCGCTTCCAGCCGGATGCGCTTTTTCTTCTATTTGTTTTTTAAAAGGCCATACCGCCATTAGAGCACTCCGAATATTTGTCCTGTACCGCCGCCAATCATTGGCTGCAACGCATAGCGCACGGCGTCCCATCCGTGATTATGGGCGTCAATTATTTTAGACGTTACGTCGCCATTGTCGTTCACCTTGTAGCTGTACAATCGGCTTTCTCGCTGCATATTAGCACAATCTGGGTGAATTACTATACTTCGGAATGACCGCAAAAAAGCAACGCCATCTTCGACGCTTCCGGGCCATTTTGATACGGCTTTTGCGCGCGGCAATCCGTGCCGCGTTAGATGGCTTATGCTTTCCGGCCTAGCGTTGTCCCATCGGCTTATTTCTTGATCAAAGCCCGGGATCTGTCCGATAACAAAAGACGCGGTGTCGTCCAGTTCCAGCCCGGTGCGGTATGCTTCCCGATATATGTAGATGTCTTGATCATTTAGCCATACCTCGACGGCTGAGGTTGGGTCTTGTGAAAATCCAAAGTCACCTCCGAAAAATGGCCCGCGCCATGCTGTCTCTAGCGAATTAGGTGTAAAGTCTCGTATTTCTATTTTACCACCAAATACTTGGGCGTCGCTATTCTGGCGGTATGCGCCTTCCCATATCCATGCGTATGTTGCTGGGTCTAGGCGCTGCTGCTCGCGCCTCCTGAGCGCGTCTAGTCCTTCGGGAAAGAACGGGTTGTCCTTCCACTGCACCTCTGATGCCAGCATGTCGGCGGGCGGGTTCTGGCGAAACCGCTTGTCCACTGGGCTACCTTCCTCGCGCGGGTTCCAGATCGCCCATATTTCGGATTTGGGCTGTCGAAATACGGTTGCCTCGAGGGCAAGCCATGAAGGTTCTGGCACGTCCTCGGCTTCTTCGATTATGGTCAGGTCGATCTTGGCAAGCGACTTGATGCTTTGTTCATTGCGGCGCAATCCACGGAATAGAAACTCGGTTCCGTTCTTACCTCGGATGTAATCAACGCCCACGTCGTAATGTGCTTCTAGCCACGGCTGCGATGATATGGCGGCTTTTAGCTCGGCGTGGAAACTTTCCTTAATGCTGGCTTGAAACTCTCGGGTGCAGAGAATGCGCAGGGGTTCGGCGTATCCCCATATAGCGGCCATGAGCGCGGCGGTGAATGATTTGCCTGATCCTCGCCCGCCCCATAGCGCCCGATACTGTGCCGATCCGCGCTGGGGTGACATGACAGGTACTAGTTTGGGTGGCAGGTCAATCGTTGCTGGTTTTTGCATCGGCGGCGCGTATGATAATTTCTTTGGGCGTCATGCTGCCATCCGGGCTGGTAAAGCGCTGGTCGATCTTGTCGGATTGATCAAGCACTTGCTTGCCAAGCCAGATCAACATTGTTGGGTTGAGGTTGTCCGTTGCTGACTTCCACTGTGATCGGCGCAATGACATGCGGCCTTCGTCTTGGTGCTTTTTATATAACTCGGAAAAACCGGGTTCTCCTGCTTTTTTCAAGGCTACGTTTAGCGTTTTGTCTGTAACCCCAAAGATGTTGCAGATTTCGACCTGCGTGCATTGAATGCGGATCATGTTAATCAGCTTGGCGAGGTCATCTGCTGATAACTCAAACGGTGGCCTGCCGCCCTGATTGCCTTCATGCTTTCCCATTGAATGATCCTGTTATTCTGCTGCTAAATTTGGAGCGTGTAGGTCAGTGTTGCACTGCCGCTGTTCTGGCTGGTCGCCAGTCATCGCCTGCTTTACACGCTTGGGGTATGGTTTCGCTAGTGGTGCTATCTGTGCAGCCATGTCTTTGTCTAGTGGCATGAGGTATTTGTGTTTGTCTCCCGCTGGCACTTTCTCAACCGAAGGATCGGAATGCTTGAGGCTGGGATATGAAGTCCTAAGCGCCTTTGCGTGCCAGATTTTTCCTTTATATCGAAGAGATGGAACACCCTTCATGCTGCCGACATAAATCCAGTTTCCAGCCTGATATACGCCTCCGTGGTGGCCTTGCGCTTGATCGGCATAACTTACAATAAGCCTCAAGCCAGGCTGAGATTTTGAAAGAAACATCAAAGCCAATCGAACTATGCGCGAAACAGCATTTTTATGGTCAGGCTTAAGGGCAATGCGCGTCAACTCAATGCATTCATTGATGGTAAGGCCATATGGGCTTCCGATCTGAGGGTTTGCGCCGTGGCCAAACACAACAACCCCTATAAATTTTCCATGCTCCCAAGCGCCAACAGCTACTCTTTTTTGCAATGAAGATGGCAAACACCCGCTGTAATGCCAGTTAACGCAGGCATATTTCGCCGCCTCATGTGTGGCCCAGTCTATGCGCAGATCAGCCTTGCCCATGTTGCCTCAAATCCCATTCAGCGGCACAGTTTGGGCATGTTACCATTTTTGGTGATAGTTCGTCCAGCTTGCCTTGATCATCTTCTGTTCCGGGTGCGAAATCAGGCTCATCAAAAAGCTGCGCCATTTCTTCAACACCAAAGCCCGTCAGCGATAGGTCAAAATCCAAATCGCCCAACTCGCCCAATTCAATCTTGAGCATGTCATCATCCCACCCGGCGTTAAGCGCCAGCTTGTTGTCTGCGATGACGTATGCTTTCTTTTGCGCGTCGGTCCATCCCTCGGCAATCATGCAAGGCACGTCGATGATGCCCAGCTTTTGCGCTGCCATGATCCGGCCATGCCCAGCGATTAGACCGCCGTCAGGGTCGATCAGGACCGGGACCGTCCATCCCCACTCTTTGATGCTTGCTGCGATCTGCCCCACCTGCTCATCGCTGTGTGTGCGGCTGTTGCGAGCATATGGGATCAGGTCGGCAACCTTGCGGCGTTCCACTTTATCGGCGGGCCATTGTGTTTTGTCATTTGTCATTGCGTCGCTTCGCTTTCTTTTTTCTTTGTCCAGTGGACAACGCCTTTGATATTTTTCTTGATGACGGTGCCTCGGTTGACGTCTCGGCTTAGCACGCATCGCACTGTCCACGCTGTGTGGTTTGTGGCTTGCACGATCTGCGATGTTGTGAGGAATTTGCCTGTGATAACTGCGCGGATTTCTTCTGTTGCGCCTGTTCGCTTTCCGCCTTTTCCGCTGTTCAGGATTATCGCTTTGTTGCGTTCTCTGATTTTGGCTGCGTCTGCCATCATTGCTGCGCGCCGTGATTCGGCTGTTGGGTGTTCTGCCAGAAATTTTTGGACGTTCATTTCTCACCTCCGATCAGTTTTTTGATGTCGCGGCGGGTGTCGTTGCATGGGATCAGGATGTGCGCTGTGTTTATCAGCCACTTGATTGCCTCGGGCCATCCATCGCCGCTCAGTTTGTGTGGTGCGTGGTGCTGCGCCCACATGAGGGCATCCAGCCGATCTGCAAAGCGTAGCCACAGTACGTTTGCGTTCATCAGTTCCGGTTGCTGGCCCCAGATGTCGGCGCGTGCTTTGGTTTCCAGCACTTGCATCAGGGCGTAGGTTTCTGGGTGCTTTGCTTTTGTCAGTCCTGAGATGTCACCGACAACTGCCTCGCCATCGTCGTGGGTGAGTGCGGCCCGTAGGAGGGCCGCTGTTGGGTTTGGGTGCAGCATTAGCAGGATGCGGGCAACGCGGCCCTGGTGGGCGTCTAGCGTGTCCACGGTGGTGGCGAGGTCTGGGTTGCTATGCCACCGGCGTACCATGCCTGCGCGGAAGGCTTTGAGCAGCTTGCCCGGTTTTCTGGCTGGTGTTATGGGTTGATTTGTCATTGTTGGCATTCTCCAGATGCTGATGATGTAGGCGAGGTTGAGCGGCTGCATCACCGTTCCCTCGCCAATCTTTTACAATCAGAGAAATCAGATTGCAAGAAATATCCCAGAGAAAACAGGTTGGTTTTGGGCAGCAGTCCCTAGTCCCTAATTTTAAAAACCCAGTGCCAGCCGCCAGCTAAACTGTGTGAACTGTGTGAACTGTAAAACACAAAACACAAGTTTATATTCTTTCTTACTATTAATTACTTTTATTAGGGACTAAAGGGACTAAAGAAGTAAGTAGTTGAAATTCAAAAGAAAAAACGGTCCCTATGGGTTTTAATTATAGGGACCGCATTAGGGACTTTGCCTTGTTTTTAAGGACTAAAACGGCACATCTGCAAATTCGTCGCTTGGCGCATAAAATTCACGAACCCGGTTTTTTGCCTCGTCGTCTGAAATCTTTCTCGATTTTACCCAAACATAATGTTTAGTCCCTAAAACTCTGAACACTTTAGTCCCCACTGGTTGGTAGCCCATTTCGCGCAAAAGCTGCCCCAGAAGCCGCTTTGATGTTGGCAATTCAGCCCCCTCTGCCAACATCGCCTGCGCTTTCAATTCCGTCACGCAAATGATGTCATTGGACAAGATCGGCGAGCCGTGATCGGTTATCAGTTCGCGCACGGTGTTTTCCTCATCTGACCGGTTGGCTTCGATCATCTCGTCAAACCCGCCCGTTCGAGGTGCGCGCCCCTTGTGATCGAAATCAGCCGAAATATCATAGTCTGTCAGGAACCGCGCCATTGCGTCAGGCCGTCGATTTACGCAACCATCAAACAGCCGCTTGAAATAATCTGACAGGCCTTGTGCGCCACCATGGTCGGCCTCAAGATCCTCCTTCGTGTGATGGGCAGAGAACAACACGCAGAACCGCCTGTCCCCATCGCTGACCGGAATAGCGTCTTGGTGGTTGGTCAGCATCAGGTATGAACAAAAATTGGGCGCGGCGCTGTATGACGTTTTTCCCTTGGGATTGATCGCCAACAGATCGTTTGTGATTGCGGGCTTCATAACGTCCATGATGGCCCACTTGTTTTGCCCAGCAAGGCGAATTTCCTCAATACAGCCGATAATGCCGCCGACGGCCCAATCGTTGAAATCGCCCTTTAGGCTCGACGGCGAGACATCTTTGCTATTCTGTGACCCGATCAGGCGTTGCAGGATATTGAATAAAAGGGTTTTGCCCGACCCTTGAATACCCCAGATCAACAGCGCCCAGTTCACGCGCTGGCCGGGGTTTTGATAGACGTGCGCCATCCAGTCCAAAATGAGCGTCTGGTGCGCTTTGTCGGGGAACGTCCAAGCAATATGCGATAGAAACAGATCAACTACGCCCTGCCCGTCGGCGTCGAGCGTTTCGCACGGTGTCACACCGCCGCGTCGATACGTGTTGAGCGCATCAAATCCGTTGCGCTCACAAAAGCGTTCTGACGTGTCGGGCATAAAGAAAAGCCGATCAACAGTCGGGATTATAACGTGGTTTAGCGCGAAATCTGACGGGCGTATTTCGGCGGCACGTGGTTCGCTTTCCCCTGCGAATTTCGCGTCAAAGCCCCGACCGTCAATCGCAAGCGCCGGGTTTGATGCGTCAATGAAAACATTGTCGGCAGTATAATAGCACCAATTTTCCAGCCATTCGGGCGCGTCTGTTTTCTCAGTCGCGCCGTCATTGTCAGCACCCGCACCAGTTTTTGCGGGTTTGAACGACGCTTTTACCTCGCGCAACCCCATGCCCGCGGCCTTGGCAAAAACTTCATGGGCGATGGTCGCAAGCATGGACCTGATGTCAGGCGGCATTTGTACCGCGCTCATTGCAACAATGCGTTTTTTGAAAGCCGCATATTCAGCCATTGTGCTAATCGCGCCCGCCTGATCCTCAAGCGATTGCGCTACATCGCCGCCGGGCGACACGGCAACCGCTCCGCCTGTCAGACCACCTGCAGCCTTGATCACCGACGCCATTGTTACGGGCGAGGCGCTGCCGCCGAATGAGCGCCATTTTTTTGGCAACTCGGTGGGTTTATAACGATCAGCGTCAACGGCGCACCAAGCGTCCCAGATGGCCAAGCCTGCATCTGAACCTTCGTATTGGTGATGCAGCGCCATGCCAACGCGAAACCACTCATTATAGTCGCACGCCTCTGCTGGATAGTTCTCAAGAAGCGTGGCAACGTCGTCACCTGTGATGTCGAGGGGCTGCGATACCACAACTAAATCCAGATCGAAAACATCTGTTTCAGGCTGTGCTTTGATGATCAGGCCCATTTTATCAACGTCCAGCGCACCCGATCCGCCTTGCGCTGACCATGGATCGACGCCGACCTGATGCGAAGCGAGAAACATTCCTTGCGACACCGTATAGGAACACGGGTCCGCTGGCCCAAGATCAAGCGCATCAACAACGCTATTCACAATCGCGCTATATTCGGGCGCGCTAACCGTGCGCGACAAGGGAAACATGATGCGAACGCGAGGGCTTTCTGGCGTGTGTCTGAACGTGCTATACGCGAGCCAGGACGTTTTTGGCATGTAAAGTTCCAACGCCAGTTCGATGTCGCTCAATGTTAAACCCGCGAGATTGTCGTAATCCAAAGTTGCAATCTCGCGAGTTTTTACATTGTCGGCACGGCCCCGCGCCTCATCCTCGCGCACGCCGCCGATGATCATGGCGCGCTTAATACTTTCCTCTTTGCTTCCATATGCGATTGATTTTGTGACGCTGTTTGCGAACTGCGCCCACGTCGCGCTCTTGGTTTCGGCAGACGCAAAATTCTTGCAATATGTGAAACTAACGACTTGCGCGGTCTTTATCTCTGCGCTCATCATTCCGCACCGCCCGCATCGACGTTATCGACGTTATCGACGGCAGTTTGCCGCAGCACGTCGCGCACTTCGGCAAGATCAAATCGAAAGTCGCCGCGACTGGTCGGCAGTTTTAGGCAAGGGATTTTCCCTGCGTTTGCCAGTTTTATGACGGTATTTTTAGTGAGGCCCAACTCATTAGCCAGCTTTGTGGATGAAATCATCATGGCGTTTTTCTCCAAATATAGGGTTGCCTCTTGTCATCTACCCCGTTATGTAACGTAATGCAATAAGCAAAAAAGGAATGCAAAATGTTGGAAATTAAAATTACAACCCTGACGAAGGCCATTGAGGCGCTAACAGCCGCGCTTGAGGCGCAGTCGTTGAGCGCGCCAGTGGAAGTTGTCGAGGCACAGATTGGGGCAGTTGTGGAAATTGTACGTGAGCCAGAAGCGGCCCCGGCGATTGACATCGATGCGGTGACGGCGTTGGCACTCAAGGCGTCGCGCAACGGTCACGGCGATGCCATCAAAACACGACTGGTCGAACTGGGCGCACCGCGCATCAGCAAACTAGATGCTGATGGCCTTGTGGTGTTTGCCGAATGGCTTGAGGGGTTGGATCAATGAAACATTCAAACCTTGGAGCGTCATCAGCACACCGCTGGGCATATTGCCCCGGATCAGTCGCTGCCTGTGCGGATTTGCCCAACACGTCCAGCGCTTTTGCCGAGGAAGGTAGGCAAGCGCACGATCTGGCCGAAACAGCATTGATCTACGGCAACGCGGCTCTTGATCATTTTGAAAATCAGGAGATGGCGGGCTTTGTGCGCGTTTACACTGAATACGTTGAGCGACTGGCAGCAGATGCAGATCATTTAGAAATTGAAGGGCGCGTAAGCTTTCAGGATTGGGTTCCCGGCGGATTCGGCACGGCTGACGCCATCGTGTTACGCGGTGACACACTGCACGTTGTAGACCTCAAATATGGCATGGGCGTTCAAGTCTACGCTGAAAACAACCCGCAAGGAATGCTTTATGCGCTCGGCGCGTATAGCGAAATGCGAGGGAAAGTCGATGTGCGGCACGTCGTCATAACGATTGTGCAACCGCGCTTGGATCATATCAGCGAGTGGGCAATCAGCGTTCCTGATTTGCTGCGCTGGGCTGAGTGGGTATCCCAACGCGCAGAGGCAACCAAAGCGCCAGACGCGCCGCGCTTTGCGGGCGAAAGCCAATGTAAGTTTTGCCTCGCCAAGCACAATTGCGGCGCACTACTCAAGGCCACCACTGACGCGCTGCTGGTTGAGTTTGACGATCTAAGCAACGTGCCAAACCCAGACACGCTGACAGATGCGCAGATCAGCGATGCGCTTGCAGCCAAGTCGTTGATTGAGGGTTGGCTGAATGCTGTATCCATCCACGTGAAAGGGCGACTGGAAACCGGCGAAGGTTTCCCCGGCTACAAACTGGTCGCGGGTCGGTCCTCGCGCAGTTGGATTGACGAATCAGCAGCGCAGTCAAAATTGGCGGGCATGATTGGCGACAAGGCCACGGTCACAAAGCTGATCAGCCCGGCGCAGGCTGAAAAGGCACTTGGCGCAAAGCGCAAAACCGAGATTGCGGATTTTATTGCGAAAAAAGAGGGCGCGCCAACACTTGCGCCAGAAAGCGACAAGCGCCCAGCAGTAAATGTAAACATCAGTGATTTTGATGTTGAAAACGAGTGATTAAGTGTTTAACGTAACGTTGTGCACTCACGCGCAATAAAACCAAAATGTCAAAATGGAGAACCCAGACATGAAAATTAAAATCCAAAACGCCCGCCTTTCGTTCCCGTCCTTATTTCGTCGCGCTGTTTTTGGCGGCGAGGAAACGAAATTTGAAGGCACTTTCCTGATCAGCAAAGACGACACCGCCAAGATTGATGAAATCAACGCGGCGATTGAAGGGATGCTGAAAGAGCGCAACAAGGGCAAACCCCTCCCAGCCGACAAGATGTGCTTCAAAGATGGCGACAACATCGACTATGATGGTTATGCCGGGCAAATGTCCATCAAGGCTTCGTCCACCAAACGCCCAATGGTAATTGGCACTGATCGCGCACCGCTGACCGAAGAAGATGGTAAAGTTTACGCGGGCTGCTACGTCAACGCGATTTTGGAACTGTGGTTCCAAGATAATCAATTCGGCAAGCGCATCAACGCGAACCTGCTAGGCGTCCAGTTTGTGAAAGACGGCCAGCCGTTTGGCGATGGTGTCACAACGTCGGTTGATGATTTTGACGACATTGATGATGCTGAAATGGCCGACTTCGTTTAAGATACCTCCCAACTGGCGGCGTGTAAAAGCGCCGCCTTTTTTTCACTTATATTTGTGCGGGCTGCTCTCGCAGATGGGATTAAAATGTTGATATATGACTGTGAAGTTTTCAAAAATTTCTTTCACGTTGCGTTCATTAATGCCGAAGGCAAAGTCGCCAGTGTTGAAATGCGTGATGACGCCAAACTGGATGTGTCACGCCTTGCGAGGTTGATGCGAAGTGATACGGTTCTAGGTTTCAACAACAAATCCTACGATGACATCATGGTTGCAGCCGCTCTCGAAAACCGCAGTTGCGCTGAACTCAAAGCGCTCTCAAACCTCATCATTATGTCCAATCTGCCGTCTTGGCGCATTGCCCAAGACAAAGGTATTCAGACACCAAAGGGTTGGGACACAATCGACATCATCGACGTGATCCCCGGTCAGGCCAGCCTCAAGATTTACGGCGCAAGGATCGGCCAGGCCAAACTTCAAGATTTACCCTACCCGCACGACGCCACGCTGACGCCCGATCAGATGGATGAAGTTGCGCGTTATTGCGTCAATGACCTGCGCGTGACAAAGGCACTGGCCGACAAGATCGCGCCTCAACTCGCCCTGCGCTTTGACATGGGTGAGCAATATGGCGTGGACCTGCGCAGCAAATCAGACGCGCAGATCGCTGAGACTGTTTTGAAGTCGGAGATTGAGGCGTTATCTAACGGCAGGTTGCACCCACCAAAAATGGCAGACGGCGCGATTGTGCGCTATCACGACCCCAAAATCGTCAGTTTTGATGATCCATCAATCACCGCCATTTTCGAGCGCATCTGCGCCCATTCGTTCACCTTGTCTGGAAACGGATCAGTGCAGATGCCTGAGTGGTTATCACAGACCAAAATCAAGATCGGTAAAGCCGAGTATCAAATGGGGATCGGTGGGCTGCATTCAACTGAAAAGGGACATGGTGTTAAGGCTGGCGCTGATTATGATCTGTTCGAGTTGGACGTGGCGTCATATTATCCATCGATCATTTTGCAGCAAGGGCTTGAGCCTGCAAACATGAAGGGGCATTTCCTGCCAGTTTATCAAAGTATTGTGACGCGGCGTCTTGAGGCCAAACGTGCCAAGGATAAGGTGACAGCCGACACGCTCAAAATTGTGGTCAACGGGTCATTCGGAAAGCTGGGCAGCAAGTGGTCGAACCTTTATGCGCCTGACCTGATGATCCAAACCACAATCACGGGCCAGCTTTGCTTGTTGATGTTGATTGAACGCCTTGAAGCCATCGGCGCAACCGTGGTCAGCGCAAACACCGATGGCGTTGTTATCTTTGCGCCCAAGGCAATGGCCGACGCGATTGAACAAGTTGCCTTTGATTGGCAGATCGACACCTCATACGAACTTGAGCGCACCGATTATCGGGCGCTGTATAGCCGCGACGTGAACAACTACATCGCCGTGAAGCCTGACGGATCAACCAAAGCCAAAGGCGTCTTTGCGCCTGCCGGGTTGAGCAAAAATCCCGACTTTCCAATCGTTGCCGATGCTGTTGCCGCGCAGGTGTCAGGCCAAGCTGATTTTCGGGACGTGATAAAAAACTGCACTGACATCACCAAGTTTGTAAGCGTGCGCAAGGTGACGGGCGGCGCGACTTGGCGCGGCGAGTTTTTGGGCAAGGCCGTGCGATTTTACTATTCCAATGCTGTCGATCAGGGCGAATGTATTCAATATGCGAAGAACAGCAACAAAGTGCCAAAGTCTGACGGCGCGCGCCCTGTCATGGATTTGCCCAGCGCGTTCCCTGATGACGTTGAGAAAGATCGTTATGTTGGCATGGCGATGAAAGTTTTGAAGGGAATTGGTTATGCTTGAGCGCGACATCGAACGCGCCTTGGTGCGCCGCGTGACGGCGCTGGGCGGCATGGCTGAGAAGTTTGTCTCAACAGGGCGCAGGGCTGTGCCTGATCGCATTATCACCATGCCGGGCGGCGTGATTGTTTTTGTCGAGGTCAAGAACGTCGGCAAGAAACCAACCCCAGCACAGCAGCGCGACCACGCCCGACGCCGCGCGCTGGGCTGTGACGTTCGCGTGATTGATACAATGGAGAATGCCCGTGCCTTTACGCCGTGACGACCTGCACCCGTACCAAACCCGCGCTGTCGATTATATCGTTGAAGAAGGGCGCTGCATGTTGGCCCTATCAATGGGCTTGGGGAAATCGGTCAGCACCTTAACCGCGATCAGCGATTTGGTTGGCGCTGGTGTTGTCGGCAAGGTGCTGGTCATTGCGCCTCTACGTGTCTGTAATAGCGTCTGGTCCCAAGAGGCGCTGAAATGGGACCACACTGCGCACCTGCGCGTCAGTGTCGCCACGGGATCAGCAAAAGCCCGCACCGCTGCGCTGTTCCGCTCTGCTGACGTGTACGTGACGAACAAAGAAAACGTGCAATGGCTCGTTGAGCGATACGAGAAAAACTGGCCCTTTGATATGGTGGTGATTGACGAAAGTTCGACTTTTAAAAACAGCCAAGCCAAGCGCTTTAAGGCGCTGCGCAAAGCGCTGCCTGCTGTCGAGCGCATGGTTTTGTTGACCGGCACGCCAAGCCCGAACGGTTTACAAGATTTATGGGCGCAGATGTTTCTTGTCGATTACGGCGAGCGCCTTGGTCGCACGCTGACAGGATTTCGCCAGCGCTTTTTCGACAAGGATTACATGGGTTATAAATACGAAATTCGCGCAGGGTCAGCGGAAAAGATTGAGAAGTTGGTGGCTGATAAAGTGATCCACATGAGCGCCGATGATTATTTGAACATGCCTGACCGCATTAACATTGACGTGTCTGTGGACCTTGGCTCAAAGGTGCTCGCGGCATACGCCGATTTTGAACGCGAGATGTTTATTGAACTGGATGATGGTGACGAAATCGAGGCAATAAGCGCGGCGGTCCTTGCTAACAAGCTGATGCAGTTTAGCAATGGTGCGCTTTACACTGATCCCAATGGCGCATGGGCCGAAACACACACGGCAAAACTGGACGCGCTTGCGGAAATTGTCGAGGACAATGCGGGCGAAACGATGCTGGTGGCCTACAATTACAAGAGTGACTTGGCCCGACTGCGCAAACGCTTTCCGCAGGCTGTCGTTTTGGATAAGTCGCAAGATACAATTGACCGATGGAACCGTGGCGAAATCCAAATGCTTTTGGCCCATCCCGCAAGCGCCGGGCATGGCCTGAACCTACAAGATGGTGGCGCGCTGTGCGTTTGGTTTGGCCTCAACTGGTCGCTTGAACTGACGCAGCAATTCGACGCACGGCTGCACAGACAGGGGCAGACGCGCCCAGTGCGGATCGTGCGCCTGTTGGGCGCTGGAACCATTGACGCACGCGTGGCGGCTGTTCTGCGCGACAAAGACGCAACTCAATCGTCACTCTTGGCGGCACTCAAACCAAAGGATGCAAACCATTGATCAGATAAATGAAAAACAGTTGCGCGGCAAATCTCGGCCAAGCGCTTTTTCGCAGAAGTCAAACCATCGCGCCGGGATTTTGTTGTTTATGCGCGCTTTCCGCACGGCATCGCCGGTGACGCCGACGCCTTGAGCCAGTTCCGAGATACCGATGGCGTTGATGATTTCTGATGCTGTCATGCGTTACAGGTAACGCGAAACAAAATCTTTCGCAATAGGGCTTGCAGGCAAGAAATAGATTCCTATATTGTAGATACAGACACACCAACCAACCAAGAGGACGCAAGACAATGACAGACCGGATGAAATCTTTTCTTACCCGCGCAGCCAGCAAAACAGGCACAACAGCTTCAATGTTCAATGAATACAAAGAAGCGTCAAAAGCGGGCTGGATCAAGTCAAACGGATACCCGCAAAACAGCACGACAATGCGCTACGTTTTGACCGATGCAGGAAAACAGGCGGCGGCGTAAGCCCCGCCACCAACCAACTCAAAAAGGACTGAAAACATGAAAAATATCGTTGCTTATATCTCTGGACAGCTTCCAACAAACACCTCGTTCGCCGTATCTGATGACGGAGAGAACATTTTTATTCCGGCCAGCGTCGCAACGCTGATGGGCAAAATCAACATTGGCGAAAAGTTCTTGTTTAAGTGCGTTCCCCAAGATCACACGTCCACACCTTGGCGCGCTTTGACGGCATCAGAAATTGATGAGGAATTCATTGCAGAGCCAGAGCCAGAGCCAGAGCCAGAGCCAGATGTTGATGTTGATGTGCTGGCGCTCGTCCTCAACGGCGGGTTTCACACTGCCTCAAGCGTTTCGATTGCAACCGGTATTGGCAAGGATGATACCGAAGAACGGATGGACGCATTGCACGCTGACGGCAAAATATATTGCGCGCTGGTCTACGCCAAAGCGTCAGACGAAACGCCGGTGAAAACATTGTTTATGAAGGAAGGAGAACTGTAATGAGCATTGCAGTAAGCATCCACCAAGTCACAGAAGCCAGTCACAGCACTTTAGATGGCGTCAAAAATGACGCCCTGAAATTCATTTCAAATGATGGCTCTGACATAACTATTTTCGTGCTGCCGCATGTCGCCGCCGCAACAGCCGCTGCGTTCAACGCCGCAATGGCAGAGCAACCGTCAGAGACAGAAGGAGCACCAGCATGACCAATCGCAAGCCTTACGGCATTCAAGAGCCTGCCGAACTACGCCAGCAGCGCGCCAATGTCTGCTACATGGAAACAATCACGCGCAGCCAGCCATCGAAAGAGGTGAAGCGGCAGGCTGATCGCTATGACGTGACAGCGGGTTTCCACTGGCCCGCGTTTGCCGTGCTAATTGTCATCTTCATTGCTGCGCTTGTCGCGCTCTTGCATTTTGATCCCATCGGCAAGCTGGCCGCGCATCGTTACGAGGTGCAAAATGGGATTTATTGAACTTTACAACATGGGACTGAGTGGCCCGGAGGTCGGCAACAGGCTGGGCATTTCAATATCAGTCATACATGGAATGTTGACGCGCGCCAATCGTGATGGTCACGTTGTTTATCCAAGGAAATCTGAAAGCTACTCATACGACAAGATGAAGCTGTGCGGCATTAGTCGCGGATCAATAAAGGATGTGGTTCGTAATACCGATGAAGATTTTGAAAATTGGCTGGCCAATCGCGTGATTGAAATGCAATGTGAAAGCATATCTGAATACATCCGCGAAATTCTTCTGGAAAAATACTACAACGAGGTGCATCAAGATGGATAAGCTGAAAGAAATTCTGTCAAACGTCGAGCATGTGCATGCAACATACATGATCTGCGTTTATCAAAACGGGGTTTTCACTGACATTGATGACGCCCGCGTTCACCAAGAAAGCGCATATGCTGCCTTTGTTGAAAGCCTGAAATACTGGCCCCCGGAGGATGTTTGCGTCATCAAAGTCTTGAACTCAAAACCGCCGATCCCGGTCAACGTTACGCACCACTTTGTAAATTGCTACAGTGAACTCTGCGAAAATCGCGGCATTGATAATGTGTTCAACAACACAGGCGAAAGCTGGCTTTAATCAGGCTTCTTTTGTGCTTTCTCAAGAATGTGGATTGCCTGCGAGTGTTCGCTGTTGGTGAATAGTGACGCGCCAAGCCTTTCTCGCGCGGCAGCAATAGCAGCGCGCAGGCGTTCAATCTCATCTGCGCACCCGTCGAGGGCATACGCGCCCATCGGGTCATCAGAGGCGCGCTTGGCGGCTAATAGCCTCAAGTTGTCAATGTCAGTCATTCCGAACTTTCCTTATCGTTTATGTTGAACGTAACAGTGGCTCCAGTGACCTCTGCGGCCTTGCCGTCAGTCTTGATGTGCAGTTTAGTTTCCACATCGGCAGGTGGAAGCCCATATTCGCCGGAAAGTTGCTTTGCAGCCAAACCGGTCATTTCCTTTGCGGTTAGATAGAAAACTCTAGTATGCTTCATCTGACCCATCCTTCTGTTTAGGCGCATTTCGCGTCCCAAGATTGTCATTAAGCGTGGTGGTTATCCGGCGCAACCCGCGTCATGGGCCAGCACAACGGCTGTTCCTGCCTGCCCCACCGCGTCAGGCGTCATAGGGTCAGGTAGCGCATCAGCAAGCCTGCCTATCGCCCCGGTGAAGTCAGGACCGCAGAATGCCGCATCACTAACGGGCGTGCAGGCACTTGCGCCAGTCAGCGCAATTATCAGCATCATCAATCGCATCTGATATGTCCTCTTTTCGCTTGTCTGTAATTTCGTTCACACGGGCGCGCTCGTCTTGCACCGCGTCATAGCGCGCGTAACCCACGCCAGAGGCGCACAGGGCCAGCACAGCGAGCGCCAGCCACCATTTGAGCGGCATTAGGCGCAGTAATGTCATCGCAATCCGTCCGCCCAAGCCTTGATCCTGTCGCGGAATATTAAGCCTCCCCCGATCATGGCTGAGATTGCTGCCGCCCCGATCAGAAGTTTCGTTGTCTCATCTTGCGCTTGGTAAAATGCGAAGTATCCCCCGCCTGCGGTTGTCACCCACTGCAACGCTTGCGCCCATAGCGTCTTAGATTTCACCTTGCTGTTGCGTGGTTCTGTGCCGTCCTTGCGCTCATTAACGACCGGCACGGCGGTTTCCACGCCATAGCCCTGGCGTAACAATGCAGCCTCGTATTCTTCCGCAATTTCAGCAATAGGACCGGCCTTGTCCGTGCCGTTTACGATCCGGCGTGCGCCACGATAGTTTGACGATTGCAGCGTGATGTAGTCAGCCAGTTTCTTGCTGGTGAAAAGCCCCTCCACCATGCCGATGACAAGTATCTGCGCAGACATGGCTGGGTCCATCACAATGTCGGGGTCGCTGGTCAGGTCAACGTTAAGCCGGTTGCCCATGCGGACGTAATTGGCCTCCCAAGTGATCTGGACAAATCCGCGACCGTACCAAGGATAGTATCGCAGGTTGGTCTTGCGCCAATCGTCAGACAGCCAGAACGCCTCGCGCACGGGTTCCATCGTGTGTGCGGTCTCCCAATACGCGGTTGCCAGTACGTATGCGGCTTGGTTGCGCAGAAGCCCGCGCTTTTGGCATTCTTGCACGATCAGGGATGTTTCGCCCAAATTCATATCAACGCTCATATCGTTTTCCGATGCGTTTAGGCCCGCTAGAGCGGGGATTTTCTATCGAGAACCAGTCTTTGCAATCCGAGCTTTGATATCGTCGCGTATTTCGGCAAGCATTGCGTTGGTGTCCTCACGCGATTGGCGGCTGGCCTCTT